GTGGAGTTAAGTACACCTTTAGTACCACGACAACAGATGCAGACCCAGGAAACGGAATATTCCGTTATAACAATGCTGCAATAGCATCCGTAACTCAAATATTTATCGACAACCTCGACGCTGCTGGAGTAACCCAAACAGGTTGGTATGACACATGGGATGATTCAACAAACCCAAATCAAGAAGGTTATCTAACAATTGTTGGCAATGTAGCAGGCTCTACTGTTGTAAACATCTTCTCGGTAACTGGAGCAGTTACAGCAGCGACTGGCTACTACAAGATTCCTGTCTCATACATCTCAGGAACACTTCCTGCAAACTCCACTGTTTCAGTAATTGAATTTTCTAGAACTGGTAACCAAGGCTCTCAAGGTACGCAAGGTACCCAAGGAACCCAAGGCACTCTTGGAACCCAGGGCACACAAGGAACGCAAGGAGTCCAAGGCACTACTGGAGCACAAGGCGCGACTGGAACCCAAGGAACTCAGGGAACTCAGGGAACTCTTGGTAATAGAGGTGGAATCCCTTACACCTTCAGCACATCAACCACTGATGCTGACCCAGGTGCTGGTGCTGTGTCTTATAACAACGCAACTATCGGCTTAGTAACTCAGTTGTTTATTGATAACGTAGATGCGTTAAACAACACACAGACAGCCTGGTATGACACCTGGGATGACAGCACAACAACTGCTACCCGTGGAACTCTTACACTTGTAGGTAATGCATCAGGAACCACTGTTGCTAACGTATTCGTTGTCACTGGTGCAGTAACGGTTGCTGCTGGGTATTACAAAGTTCCAGTTTCTTACGTCTCTGGTTCGCTTCCTGCAAACTCTACCTCTGTGGCAATCAACTTCTCACGTACAGGTAATCAGGGCGCTCAAGGAACACAGGGTACTCAGGGTACTCTGGGAACTCAGGGTGCAACTGGAGCGCAAGGTACGCAAGGTACCCAAGGACCTATTGGTGCTCAGGGTACGACTGGTGCACAAGGAGTTCAAGGAACGCAAGGAACCGTAGGTGCACAGGGAACTATTGGAACCGCAGCCACTGGAACTCTTCCAGATATCTTGATGCTAGGTGGTATGTAGTAGTTCGGTTTTGCCGTTATGAATTTGGCTATTCCGTGCTGCTTCTAACAAGAACTTGACTGGTCTGTAAGACGATGGCTTTACTGTAAAAGTAGAGAACTTAGTCTGGTCTTCTTCTGGCTTCATTCTGAAGTTAAATATGTACCAGTCTATTGGTGCAGTAATTCCTTTTGACTCTATGTCTGCTACTGCTTTTTCTGCGCCCTTACGACTTACTGCATATCCTGCACAGGACCATTGCTGATAAGAAAAACACACGTTGTCTTCGCCGTAGTCATGTACATCCTCGTTATAGGCGAATAAAGAATCATCAGGCACAAACAGAGAGAAAAAGTCCCATACGGGTAACAGTTGATTTATATAGAACCTAGAAATCATCTCAAAGTTGGCGCTAATAGCAACATCATCTTCAAATATAAACAAGACATCGTTATCTGTAGCCAGGAAGTTCTTATAAGCCAAATAGTTACTTGCCCAAACTCCTACGACTCCAGCACTAGGAGGAAAGGTCTCTCCAGGTTGTGCGTAATCTTCGATTGTGTTCAATATAAACTTTGGATTAGACGCCAAAAACTCATCTACCTTTGCAGCCGTATCAAGAAACACGGTAGGTGAACCAAGCCGTGGAATAAACGACATGCTTTTTAAAATGCCCTCATAAGATTTGTTTCTTACTTCATTTCCAGTATCGATATGAAAGACTTCAAAGGTAGCCTTCATCGTTTCTTTATCCAAACTTGATAGCCTTGTTCAATAAGGATGTATTGGCCTTCACAGACCGATAGAAAGGCGTCTACGCCTCGTTGCGGTTCCAGGTAGGGATTGCCGTTATAGTGCCACTCATAGTCATCAAAGGCCATTATTCCGCCTGTTTCTAGCCACTTAAAGGCATTAAGACCATCAAGAGCAGTCTGCAACGCTGTGTGGTCGCCATCTATGTAGACAAAGTTAAACATCAGATTGTTATTAGCAAAGAATTGGTCGCTAGTCATCTTGCATTTGACTATTCGATTATCTGAGAACCTTGAATCGTAGTAGGTCTCTACTGAAGAAAAGTCCAAAGATTCATGGGCTGATTCTTCGCTACCTTCCCAAGTGTCTACGTCGTGAATCCGTTCAATAGTGCGATTGTTCAATAGCCACTCTGTGGCATCGCCTGTGTATGTGCCAATCTGCAGAACACGTAGGGGTTCACCTGGTACGTGTCTAAAATACTTCTCTACAGAATTGAACCAATTAGGAAACATTATGCAAACAACTTCATGTTATTGAGACATCCGTACACATACTCAGGTGACATCTCATAGTCATCTAGCAGTTGCTGGAAGATGACTTTGCTTTCATCTTTGCGTCCAATCCACCAGCCTGTTACAGCCTTCTCAAATAGAAGACAATAGACGCCGTTGTATTCAACATATCCTGGAAGCGGAGTATGCACGGCAACCATAGCAAACTGCAGTCCTAATTCTGCAAAGGTATATGACTTCTGCCATTCTTTATTGCGCTCATAGAAGCGTGCTAGAAGGAAATACGCCTCTGGTCTAGATGGCATGAAAGTTATAGCGTGATGAAGGGTATTTACCACAGTTGCTGTACGGTCTTTCTGCTTAGAAAAGCATAGAGACATCTTAAGAAGGGCCGTATAAGTTACTAGTGGAGTAGTCTTGTAGCCCAAGTCTGCAGAACGCAGGTAAAACCCTGCAGCAGATGCATACTGATTTAATCGTTCATATTCTTCTGCTAATGCAAAGTTTTTATTAGCATCTCTTGTATTTGATGCTAAATCAATAGCGAGTTCTTTAACCGACATAGGCTAGAGCCTCCGTAATCATGCCATTTACTACGTGATGAGGTACCTCAAGAATAAAGGCAGCGTTATCAGCAACGGAAAAACTTATTAATAGATTGTCGTTACGAACAGCGGCTCCTGTACAGAACTCAATCTTTACATCCATAAATGCAAACTCTTTACTTAGACCTTTAAAGTTAAAGTCTTTATCCCAGACAACAAGACGGTGTCTGTAGATTGAATCTTTTTGATTTAAGTAATTGCGCCATAACGCAACTTCATGAGTAAGACAGATGTAGTAGTCGCCCCAACGAACGACATGTGAACCACCTCGTTGGTCTTTAGGAGAACTAGGTGTTTCTCTTGTAAAGGCCTGCTTTGTTTCTGGTTCATTAGGATTAGACCATACAACTTCTGTAGGCATCGTCCACTTAACAAAGTGATACGGCTTATCAAGTATTGGCATCCAATTCTTTTCACAATAGGAAGTAGCCTCGTCTACGGGCGCGGGCATGCGCACGCGTGAGGACTCCTTAACAATCCAATTATCTTTGTCTATAGTTAATTTACTATATTCCATACGACCCTGACCATTGGGCGTGGTGTCACGGCGCACACCAATCATGTACAGGTCGCCATCCCATCTCACGACACGAGCATCTTCTAGGCCATGAAACTCCCAGATAGGTGTGTGGAGATTGAGCATCTCTACCTGTGTAGAGTTAATAAGATTGAGATTGCTGTCGAGGCGGCACATATAGTTGAATGTCGCAAGCCTCTGGTCTCGCTCTGGATGCAGATAGGTAAGTGGCCCCCAAGGGCTAAAGAACCTCTCGTCCTCTTCTGAAATGTAGAGGGTGTAATTAACGCATCGAACATTGACCAAGATATCGCCATCGTCGTCGATAAAGATGGAGGGGTTCATAATGCCCGTATTATCAGGCAGGTTATGAGGCACTATTAGGGGCGCCAAATTTCCGCCCTCAGATACCGATTTATGCACCAAATTCACGGGTACACTTTAACCCACATAGCAGCCTTGTACCAATTAACCTAGGTCTACCTTTTCTTGAAGGAGTAGCAGTGCCGACAATTTACAAAGTGCTTGCGCAAAGCAACCCAGCAGCCACAACTCTCGATCGGAAGAGCACACGTCTGAACTCCAGTCACATTCAGAAATCTCGTATGCCGTCTTCTGCTTGAAAAAAAA